AGCTCAACTGCACCAAGATCGTGATGAACCGCGTTGACTTTAACAACCTGAAGCGGCTTGCGGGACCTGAGGCTGACACCCTGTCGGCTGAGATCCTGACCAAGGGCTTCGTTAGCACGACTTACGGTGGCTTGCCATTCCTGGTCACCATCAAGAACACCGCCGTCGCCCCCGGCACGGTTTGGGCGTTCACTGACCCCGAGTTCCTCGGCACTCACTACGTGCTGCAGGATACCAAGTTCGAGGTTAAGAGCGAGTTCAGGATGGTTGAGTTCCAGGGTTGGCGTAAGTACGGCACCACGATCTCTAACGTCAATTCCGTTGCCAAGCTCACCCTGGGCGTGGCATCCTAACGAGGGAGTTAACTCATGAAGGCGCAACCCAGTGTGTCCCGTCTAGTTGATACGGTTAGTGGCTATATAGAGCATCTAGGTGGTGATGGCACCCCTAAGTGTTCTATCAACGATCCCATGAACAGGATGCGCTTTTGGACCCTTGGGGCTGGACAGCGGACTCCCGTTATCCAAATCCCCAAAGAGCACAGCCTGTTGGCGTGGATTGCCACTAAGGACTATCTGCGGTTTGTCGCCACGAGCACGATGGGGTCGACGGGGAAGGCGGATCCACTCCCCCGTCATCCTAAGCCTAAGCCGCCCCTAGCCGACGGACCCGTAGCTAGCCATGACGGTCCGTTGCCTGATCGCACCCCGAAGCAAATGACTGAGGCCGTTGTCCCGGCTGGAGATAGCACTCAAGAGGTGGAGCCGGAGGTCGCCCCACGCCGGCCTGAGCTTTCTCCCCGGGAGCTGCTAGAGGGCAGGTCGCCTGAGCCTGAGGTGGAGCCCGAGGTACAAGAAGAGGAACCAGCATCAGAGCCTACTCTCATGGAGCGCCTTGAAGCCCTAGACTATAAGTCCCTCAAGGCGTTGGCCGATAAGTACGAGATTGAGTATACCGGGCGCAGCGCTAAGGCAATCGTCAATGCGATATTGCTTTACGCGGAGTCGTTGCCCGAGGGCACGCAGCTAGAATTCTAATCATGAGTGGAGGCAGCCGCGGTGGCGAATCATTCCAGAGCAGACTACATAGGATATCTGCGCGACTTCTTGAGGGACCATCCGGCGTTCAATCGGCTGCTGAATTACACTGACGAAGAATCGGGAGAGCGCCAGCTAGGTCTAGCCCTAGATCTGGCGCTTGACCATTTCAACACGCGAGTTTTGCCAATTGGCACGACTTATGGATTCGCTAATTTCCCCAGCGCATCCATCCTAATAGAGCTTGCCGCGATGTACGTCCTGGAGATGGTCGGTATACTCAAGGCGCGCAATTCATTGCAGTATTCAGACGCCGGGTTGACCATCAGCGATACCGAGAAATCCTCCGAGTATCGCGCCTGGGCTATGACCTTCAGGCAGGGCGCGCTACAAGAAGCGGCTAACATGAAGAAAGCGGCAAACATAGCCAGCGTACTGGAGGGCGGCAGTGGGCTACATAGCAGCTACTACAACCTATAATGGGCGCGTTAAGCCAGCGGAGCCCAATTCGCTAGTGCCTGAGAAAAAGAAGTTTCCCGAGTGGCTGCCCTGGCTTGTATTGGGAGGCCTGACCCTGGGCGGAGGAGCGGCTGCTGTTAATTCCTATAATAATTACGTCAAGTCGATCACGCGCCATTATCGCAATCGCAACATAGCGGCATCACTGCTAGCCCTGCTAGGCGTAGGTGGAGTCGCGGCGGCTATCGGCGGGGTTGGCAAGACGCCCCCAAATCGCGACAGCCTATCTGACATGCCTCCGGAGCTAGAGTCGGCGGCTCAAACCGGTTCATAGTGGTTGAATTCACCAATGTGCGTGTCCATGCGTTTCACCCGCGGTACATGACGGTATCGTGGGAGATTGCCAATATCCCCGGCGGGACTGATTATACAATCGACATAGAGCGCTCAGAGACACCTGATGGGCCATGGACGCTAATTGCTCAAGGGCTAGTCGATAGGGAGTTCTATCACGATTGGGACGCCAATCAGTACAACCTCCGCAGACGGCATTTCTACAGGGTGACTTATAGGGACGGTAGCGGAGCACCGGTGGTGTCTCCAGCCGTGACTAACCTTAACACTCCAGATGCTATTGCCTATGACATCATTCGCCGCGAGCAGCTAGCCCTCAACGTGCTTTCAGGCAGGCCGGGGTTTTTCCTAATAGAGCGCACGTGGGGAGCTCCGTGTACGTTTTGCTATGATAGCGTAGCGCAAAAAACTAGCGTATCTGACTGTCCTTATTGCTACGGCACGCGCTATGCTGGTGGATATTTCGAGCCCATCTTCGGATATGTCTCTCAGCAGGGTTTGTCCAACCTTAATCAGCAAGCTACGCCCATCATGGAAATGCAACAGGTGACCAAGCAGTTCTGGACTAGCAATTCGCCGCTGCTAAAAGTGCGAGATGTGTTTGTTGATGCTGAAAACAACCGCTGGCGCGTCATGGCGATCTCTCATACGGAAAAGCTAGGCGCGTTTATGCGTCAGATCATGTCAATGAGCGAAGTGCCTAAGGGGCATATCATTTACGACATCCCCGTGCCTAATCTATATGACTTCCACCCGGTGAGGGATTATCACATATGGGAGACCACCCCATTCCTCGAGCCATAGTATTATGGGATCCTGGCCGTGTCATCTATACTAACCATGGAGTCATAGAATGGAGCGGCCGGCATGAAAAGTCCCGTAGACATCGACAACGACATTCTCGCTTTCCTGCAATCGTTTTTCTCGACTCCGAGGACGGTGATTGTGGGACAGGCGCACCGGACGCTGCAGTGGAATCCCAATCCCAAAACGACGGATCTGCTGATCAGGGCTAAAGACATCGCCAATGCCGAGACGCTAGACGGCAATAAAATCTCCATCATCATTGATCGCGGCAACTCGCGCTTGCTGTATTCAAGCCTAAAGAGCAGAATGGCGCGTGATATCCCTCGAAATAGCGAGACCTTTCTGGAGCTCATCACCGTTCCTTATGCGCTGCACTGCCTATCTTCTAACGACTACGAGGCCAGCCTAGTCGCGGGCATCGTTGCCAACGCCATTTGGATGCATCACGACACCTTTAAGCCATTGGGATATCATCGTGTGAGAGTTGACGGAATTGGTGGGCCGACTATACTTATCAACGAGAAGAGTAGTGTTAACCTGTATGACGTGCCAGTGTCGCTTCACATCTTCTACAACACGCATTACAGGATTAGCCACAATACCGAGGAAGTAATGGGCTATAACACGCCGATTATAAAAGAGATAGCAACGGAGGGCTAGCATGGCTGCATATCGCGAACCCGGGGTAAATGTTACTATACAGGAAGACCGCCCCTCTCCAATTCCGGAGGCGCGCAAGCTCCCTGCTGCGGTAGTGGGGCCTGGTTTTCAGGTAGAGGAAGCGCTATGGGCGGGTACGTATGATACGACCAGCTGCGATCTGCCCTATCCCAATCTAATGTCTGGCGCTAGCGTTGTGACTAATAGCGTGAAGGTCACGATCGCCAACTCGGCCGATGATGTCAGTTACAGCATCCTGCCGGAGTTTTACACCGCTGGAAACGACGGGGTAACGCTGGATGCCGGCGTGTATCACGTACTTTCTTCGGGCAATGCAGGGGCCTTGACCAATGGCGAGGTGGAGTTCTACGACATCGACACGTGGTCCAGCGCGATCAACTACCTGTCGACGGATATACTACAAATCCTCAGCGGGCCTTCCGCGGGGCCGTATGCTATTGCCGGCTTTGACGCCGCTACACGCAGGCTAATCCTTCAGGATGCCTGGTCTGGGACAACTGGGACAACCTTTGAGTGGGAGATTAGGCGCCCACTTTCGGGTGGAGTGCGGCTCTCCTATCACGCCCTACGCACTGATCACGTGCGTGCGCGTGCGCAGTTCTTGACCACTGACGAGGTTGTTGCCGCTGCTGGTGGCAAGCAGGCGATCATCCCCGAAAACCCGCTCTTCTACGGTGCCTTTATCGCCGCATCGCAGAGAGCTCCCGTATGGGTGGTGGGGGTGGAGGATGCTGATGGCGCCTTCAATCCCTCGCTGGCTAATACGGCTGCTTGGTTGGACGCATTGGAGTACTGCCAGCAATTCACCGATATGTACTCCTTCGCCATTCTGACGCAGAATGACACTGTAATCACATACGCCCAGACGTTTGTCGACTGGATGTCTCTACCGGAAAACCGCTGTGAGTGTATCGCGGGAGCTTGCCCGGCGCGCACCACACTCGAGGAGGCTATCCCATCGACTACCGGCGGCCGCTTCAGCGCTGATGGCACGACCTTCACCCACTCCGGTGGATACAACTTCATCTCCTATGGATGCGAGCCCATGGGTTACATCGAGGCTACGCTGGGAGACACTACGGTAAAAGTCAGGGTGCGCAAGGTTGAGGCTAGCGTAATGCAGGTTTTCGACGCTGACGACGTGCCAACCTCAATGCGCAGCCCGGCGACTGTTTCGTGGCGCTATGTTAATAAGTACTTCACCAACACCGAAGAGGCACAGTACTATGCCGCATACGGCGAGAGCTTCCAGGACAAGAGGATGCGTCTCTTCTGGCCCGACAAAATCGGAGCTCTCGTCAATGGCGTAGAAGTATCCATGCCTGGGTACTACTGGTGGTGCGAGAGGTTTGGCAGGCTAGCCGCTTTGCGCAATCCTGCAACCCCCTTCACGCGGACTAAGTCTAGCTTCTTCACTCGCGTCTTCATGCCGTTCCGCGGACGCACGCTGCTTAATATCATAGCAGGTGGCGGCTGGGAGCTCGGCGTGCAGGATTCCGTCAGCTTGCCTCCGTATTGCAGGCATCAGCTGACAACTGACATGACCCATCCGGCGCGTGCTGAGCAGAACGTGGTTCACTCGATAGATCACTGCGCTAAGTATATCCGCGAGGTGCTTGATAAGAACGTTGGCTCGCTAGGCAGCAGCGCCTTGCTGACCAATCTTAAGAGCATCTTGAGCGGCGTGGGGATTTATCTAGTGAATAAGATCCAGAGTCTGGCTAGCTTCAAGACTCTTAAGCTAGATTATAGCGAGCTTGATCCGCGGCTATGGGATGTCAATGTGCGCGCTGGCGCTCGTTATCCAGTCAATAACCTAGACGTTATCCTAATGGTGTCGTAGGGAGGCTCATATGGCTCTGCTTAAAGATTGGAACCAGCATGTATCGTCTATCGATCAACTTGATCCAGGCGAAAACATTGGGAAATTCATAGAGGGCGAGACCATTGCCTTGGCTGCGGGTCCTCCGGTATTTGACCCCAACAACCTTGACAGTGTTTCGGTAATGCACCTAGTCGGCCTATGTCAAAGCATCGGAGTCACGCAGGGGCAGCAGACTCAGCGCGTTTTCGAGCTAGGCTCTAGGCGCTCGTTTATCGTCCCCGGGCGTTCTGCGGGTAGTCTAGTTATCTCTAAGCTATGGATTAACGGCCACTCCCTCCTGGGCTCGCTCTACCGCGCGGTAAGCGATGCTGCAACGGAAGAGGCGCTTTATCGCAAGCCGGGCTATAACTACAAGTATACCAACCTGCAGTCCGAACTGTTCCACCGCCCAGTCGGTATCCTCATCATGGTGCATGACCAGAATGACGACATGGTTTCCGCGTCGTTCTACGAGTGCTGCTACATATCGTCTAGCAATTGGGGCACCTCTGCTGCAGGCCTTACGGTAGCCTCTAACGTGCGTGTTGAGTATGAAGAGGAATACCCGATCGACCCCGGCACAATCGAAACGGAAGTCTAACGAAGGAGAAATATGGGCTACATCTACCAAACGCTGACCAAGCAGGCGGCGATGGACTTTCCTGGGTACTACTGGTGGGGCGAGAGGTTTGGCAGGCTAGCCGCTTTGCGCAATCCTGCAACCCCGCGGGGCAGAATTCTTAACGAGACCTCCCACCACAGTCCAGCTTCCCTATTATTTAACCCGTACCCCTCAAATCTGCCCTCCTCGGCCAATGCTGGACAAGCCAATATATACGAGTACGTGAAAGGTTTGCGCAATTTGGATCGCGTGGAGCGCATGCTGGCAGACCCAGCACAACACGTGGGGCCGTATTCAGTGAGACACTGATCAAGCCATAGATAGCATGCCCCCCAAGCCTCTTGCTCGAGATAGCAATGCTCAATTTGGGGGGCTTTCGCTAGGGGAAGAGAGGGGCGCCAAGCAGCGCCCCTCGCATATCATGGCGGTATTGGTTATGGCTTATATTGCGGCAGCACAGTCCGCATGCCCATGTGGAACATCATGCCATAGACTATCAAGCTAATTAGCACTAGGTCTCCCGCAACGAGATACAGCATGAGGTACAACCACTGCCCGCCTAGCGCGTAATGGATCAACGATACGCCGGCCACGCCAACAATCGCCACGAAAACAGTACATGCAACTAGCGCTACAAGTGCGCTTAGTGCCATGGCGGGCCACTTAGGGTTCTTTGACATAAGGCTCCTCATCCTCCCATATCATATTGCGCCATTCGGCGTCTATGTAGCCGTGTTCCTGGAGCTCGTCCAGCATGGATTCGTAATTATCAATCACAAGCGCGCGCCAACCCATAGACTCCAGGGCGGTCAGCCACGCTGTCTGCTCTTCCGACGCCTTGCCGCCGGGGCGTTTTAGCTCTACGCATATAGGCTTGAGTTGTTTGCCTTCTATGCCAAAAATAAAAAGATCGGGTGCCGCTTTGCTTGTCCCAAACGCGCGCATAGTCATCGCAATGCGTGGAGTACGCAATGCTTCATTGGGCGGGTGATAGAAGAGTATTCCTTCTATTCTATTCAGAGTACGCACTATGCGCATATGCAAGCGCCCCTCTGCGTAATTCCGCCTAGAATGGGCAGCCATCTTCCTCATCCTCTTCTTCATCGCATCCGCCCCAATAAGCGGGATCATCACGCTCGGGGAGGGAGTTATTGTCGTCCCATACGTGGGTGGGGAGGGCTACTGCCATAAACTCAAAGCCAGAACGCAGTGCGGCTATGGCACACGCTGCGCAGAGCTTATGATGTGGGTCGATCTTGACGCTAATCGTCAACTCGCCATCCACAGAGCCCCATGGCGTTTGATTCTGCGTATTGAAAGCATCCGTCGTGGGATTGAGGGCTAGATCTTCGTCCGTAATGTCGGCTCCACACGCTGCGCACCTATACCTATCCATGATTAACTCCTTAGCGCTTCAGGGGTTTCAATCGACTGTATCGAGCCGAGCCTGCCGTTGCGATATACGGCATAATCGAATGGCGCGCATACATAAGGGTCAAGGTCTATGCACGTATTAAGCGTGGCGATAAGTTGCTCAACGGGATCGGAGGTAAAGTGCTGTGCGGTTTTGATTGAGGGGTAAACGATGCGCTCGGAGGACCCAATAGCCCCACAGTCGCCCATATCCATGATGGAGCGCTTGTCGCATACGTTATAGATCCCGCCATTGTAGACAATCAGCATTGACCCCATGATCATGGGCCACTCTGCGGTTAGATCGCCTTCAGCCTCGCCATTCATCCCGTAGTTGAGCTCGCGGTGTGTGGCCAATAGATCTGGCAGGAATTTAGTCGCCAAGCGGGCCTCAAATTCGTCCCGAGAGTCGTTGTCGTCTTCCGCGCGATCGAAGCTCCAGTTTTTAGAGCGCAAGATGGTGTTGATCACGATATTCCCGGCGGCCATTGCGACAACGTCCGCACCGTTACGCTCTCCCAGCGGAATTATTTTGGGCAATGCGCTCTTGAAGCGATATCCAACGCCTTCATCGGTTATCATGCGGTCGGTCAGTAGATGCACATCTTCACCGTGTCTAAGGGCCATGCACAGAGTCGCCATCGTCTAGCCTCCTTAGGTGTACTAAAAGATAGTGCATAGCGCAGAGCGTGTCAAGTGTAAAAAGAGGGGGCGCCAACCCCCTCTTTCTCACAGACTAGTACAGGGGGCCGTACTCCCCCGTAATCACTCCGTACCAGTCTGTGAGGGCCAGGGCCAGGAACAAGATGGTCCCGACCCAGATGATTGCGCCCCGTATGATCCGCCACTTGACGGACCCCAGGGCGCGGATTTCGAGATCGTCCCACCACTTCATAGACGACCTCCTTTCCTCGCTTCATTTATAACTCATCCGGTTGAAGTATTGCTACATAATACCCCACATCGGTTGACCACGGCTCGTGCCCTAACACTACCCGCGCGCCCAGGAAGCGTGCGTATGCCATTAGGGCGGTCAGATTGGCTCGTAAAGATACAACGGCATTGCGATGCCCAAGCGGGCATAGGTTAAGGATTGTCGTTGTTAGTCTAGCGCGACACCGCACGACGCATGGTCCGTCATCAAGCAGGTCCGCTGCCGACTTGTCTGGAGTGACCACTCCCGCGCCTAAAGGCGCAGGCTTCTCAGACAACCGCGCCCAACGGCTCGGTTAGCGTCTGACTCCGCAGTCCACGGAGTAGGATGTTCACAGCGGCGTTGTGATCGCGATCCGCTACGAAGCCGCAGTGAGGACAGTTATGTTCACGGTCTGCCAAAGTCTTCGGCGTGTCGGGAAGTGCCCCGCACCTGCTACACGCCTGCGTCGTGTTTCTGGGATCCACGGCGACCACTGCAACACCAGCCTCTGCCGCTTTGTATTGCAGAATCGCCAGGAACGCGCCCCAGGCCGCGTCATGCGTAGACTTTGCCAACCGGGTTCGGGCGATGCCCTTGATGTTCAGGTCTTCAACCGCGATGACGCCGTGCGTCTGCACCAACGCCAGCGCGGTCTTGTGGTGGAAGTCCTTGCGCTGGTTGGCGACGTGCTGATGCAACTTCGCCACGCGCTTGACCGCCTTGCGACGGCGGTTGCTGCCCTTCTTGCAGCGGGCAACGTGGCGCTGCGCCCGCCGCAGTTTGGCCTGCGCCTTCCGGTAGAACTTCGGTGGTTCGATGCTCTCGCCGTCAGACGTCACCAGGAACGCCTTCAGCCCCAGGTCTATGCCGACAGCGGGGAGGGTGGATGCTTCCACCTCGGGGTCTGGCAGTTCGCAGGAGAAGACGACGTGCCAGCCGTCCGGTTCCCGCGTGAAGGAGAGAGTTTTGATCTTGCCGTCAACCGGGCGGTGCAGTTTCACCTTCAGCCAGCCGATGTGCTGGAAGTAGACCTTGCCACCGTCGAACTTGCAGCCGTCGCCGTAGGAGGGGAACTCCACCGTGTCAAAGCGGTTGCGCCCCTTGAAGCGTGGAAAACCGGGCTTCTCTCCCGCCTTCACGCGGCGAAAGAACGCCTGGAACGCCTTGTCCAGTCGGCGCAGGGTGGCTTGGCAGGAAGAGAAGTTCGTCTGCGCCAGGAAGGGATCTTCCAACCGTCTGCCCTTCAGCAAGCCAGACTGCTCTTTGTAGGAGACAGACCGTTGCTCCTGCTCGTAGGTGTTCTTGCGTTGTTCCAAGGCGCTATTGTACAGCCTGCGATGCGTTTCCAGCATCGCGGCCAGCGCCGCCTCTTGCTCTCGCGTTGGGTAGAGCCGGTACTTGAAGGCGCGGCGCATCTACTCACGCTCCTTCTGCAAGGCGACGTAGCGTTGGATCACGTCTACGGAGACGTGCCCCGCCGCGCCGACGTAGTAGGAGCGCGACCAAAGGCAGGGAAGCCCGGTGCGAAGGTGGGCGAACTCCTGCCGCAAGACGCGGGAGGTGTAGCCCTTGAACTGATTGGCGTAGTGTTGCGGCGCGTCTGTAGGCGGCACGGAGACGAAGAAGTGAACGTGGTCGGGCATGATCTCCAGCCCTTCCACTTCCACGTCCAACGCCGCTGCCTTCTCGCGCAGCAGGGCTTCTAGGCGTTCGGCAACCTTGCCCACCAATACCTTGCGCCGGTATTTCGGGCACCATACAAAGTGCAGGTGAAGGTTGTAGACGCAGCCTGGACTGCGCCGGTAGCGTGCCTGTGCCATACCCTAAGTATAGCACACTATTAGGTTTGTGTCAACTAACTAACGAAAGGAAGGAGGAAGGCGGGGGCGGGGATCAGTCCTGCTTCGCATGACGCGGTATTCCCCGTGTCGCCTAAAGGCGACAGTCCCCTGCCGCATTCTTTATGGTCACCGCGCACGGGGCAAGAGCGGGCCGCAAGTCGTAATCCCCCAGCAAACGCGCCGTGACATAGCAGCCGTGGAGCCACTGTCGTATATCAATCCGCATTACCCTTTCAGTACTAGCCGTCAATGCTTGCCTCCCTCCACAAGCTTCAGCGTTATGCCGTGTTTTCTCAACATATGGTGCAGCGCGGTGATTAGGACGCGGACTGCGATGACAGCCCCCGCGTGGCTATCAACAATGAATATCCCCTCGATTAGGTTGGATCCCCTAGGGGGGGATAGGGGGGGTCGCTCGCCAAGCAAGTATGCCGAGGGTCCTACTGCTAATGTCGTTACGCCACGCCCGTAGATCCCCCCACGGTATTATCGTTTCCTCGCCATTCCCCACAGCCCTGAATTCGATAACGTTGCATCCCTCGAACTCAAAGCGACTGGGGCCGGAATCGTAATACCTTAGCGTCATCTCTGGTGTTTTTGTCATGATGGCCTCGCCTCGCTAACATGTAGTGTGACATCGCGTTCCGCCGCCCAGCGATGGATTATCCTAACCATGCGGCGGAAGTCGTTAATCAGGCTGGCGTGTCTCTCACGCTCAGTCTGCCCCTCGCGCCATGCGACCATCAGCACGTCAATGTCGGTATAATCCCGAGTTGAAGCCGTAAGGCCGGATGGAATCTTAGATAGTTCTTCCACTAGCAGCTCCCGGCCTTGTATGCCAACCGGTGGCGATAAGTGGCTTATGATTGCGGGCGTCCTTTCCTCAGGTACATCAACGAACGTGAACGCATACTTCAGTATCATCCTTGTCATGAGAACTTCCCCGGGACAACGCATAGGATCATATCACGCTCTCTAGTCCAGTGATGCAACGCTGTGATCATCTTACGCGTCTTCTCCGCTACATCCATGTGCCCTGCTGTGCTACACACTCCCAGATAGAGGGCCAGCGCGTTATCGCCAATGCACATATTATAAGCTATGACGCCGTGTAGGCTATCTATCAGCGGCAGCATTACATCTGGCATCGCGAATCTTGCGGGCAGCAACAGTTCAAATTCGGCT